TGATAGCCCTCCTATCGGAAATAAACTTGGTATGGAATATGATGAGATCTGGTCTTCAATTATCGCAAATGACGGTTCAGTACAACACTTGGATTGGCTATCAGATTGGGATAAAGATGTATTTAAAACATCAATGGAAATAGATCAGCGTTGGTTAGTACAACATGCTGCGGATAGACAACAATATATAGATCAAGCACAATCCGTAAATCTATTCTTTAGACCAGATGCAAATGTTATGTACTTGCATGCTGTGCATTTTATGGCATGGAAGCAAGGATTAAAAACACTTTACTATTGCCGCTCTGAAAAGATTGGTAAAGCTGATAAAGTATCTAAAAAGATTGAACGTGAAGTCATTAAGGAACTTGATATGAAAGCTATGATTGAGGGTGATACTTGTTTGGCATGTGAAGGATAAGTATGGCACATCTAGTAGCAAATCTTCCTCCAGTACACTGCTGGATAAGAAAAGAATTTTTATACGACTTTGAAAAGGGTTACAACGAATATGAACCATGTATATGGGTATCTATTAAAAGTCTTAGAAGTCAAGCGTTTCGTATTGAGGCATATCTTCCTAACTATGGAGCGTTGTATGACAAATTACCTCTCCATGCGTTTGTGTCACGTACAGAAAATGTTGAAGCTAAAAACTTTTTGGATTTAGATACCTTACAAATTTGGGATTGCTTTAGCTATGATTTTACCATTATTCAAAAAGCATTCTTAAGAAATTTAAGTTGTAAATTTTACGCAAAAGATAAAAACTTTTATTCTGGAGATTATTTATTTACTGTAGATCATTCTGCACCTGATCTAAATATTATAGACACAAGTTATGCAGAATGGCCTAAAGATCATAAAAGCTTTAATTTTATACAATTAAATAATGGTCAATATGCAGCACAACCAAACAATCGTTGCTTATTCTATGATGCTGCAAGTAATCCCAAAGAACTAAAGTTTCCAGATTTTAAAGTTTGTACCAAAAAATATGTTGTTGAAACCAATCCAAAATGGTTTCTCGGTGACAGTACTACAGTTATGTATGAATAGGAGAAAAACATGGCAGAGCAATTTTTACACGAACGATATATACCATATAAATGTAAATGCGGATGCGAACAGCATTGTGGGCATAGCTGCTCTACGGAGGGTTGCGAATGTACAGAATGTGAATGCGCAAAATGCGAAAATAAGAATGTGGACAAGGGGTATAATTGATTAAGCTCACACAGCTTGCCGAGGAAAAGGTAAGGGACTACCTAACTAAAAAAGGTGGTTGTGGGATAAGAATAGGTGTTAAACCTACAGGATGTAGCGGATTTGCTTACACTATAGAAAGTATAAAAACCGATACATTTGATCCTAGGGATGCCCGTATAATATATTCCAATTTTATTATAAAAATAAAAGAAATAGATTTGATATATTTAAAAGATGCAACTATGGATTGGGTAACAAGAGGAATAAACGGAGGATTTGATTTTATCAATCCTGTAGAAAAAGATAGATGTGGATGCGGGGAGAGTTTCCGAGTATGAAAAAAATTTTAAGATTTACAGCATCATGGTGTGGTCCATGTAAAATGCTCGCAATGCAGCTGGAAAGTGTAAATACTAATATACCTATTGAGGTTATAGATATTGACGTGCATTCCGAGCTTGCAGTAGAATATGGTATTAGAGGTGTTCCCACATTAGTAATGTTGCAAGATAATATTGAGATTAAAAGAATGTCAGGTACTAAACCACAAGAACAATTAAACGAATGGGTAAACAATGGTAACTAAACCAAAGACAAGATTAACAGATACTAGAAATTCATTTAAACCCTTTAACTATCCTTGGGCATATGATGCCTGGTTGAAGCACGAGCAATCTCATTGGTTGCATACTGAAGTACCAATGCTTGAAGATGTTAAAGACTGGAAAAAGAAACTTACTAAAGAAGAAAAAGAATTTTTAACACACATCTTTAGATTTTTTACTCAGGGTGATATTGATGTTGCTGGTGGTTATGTAAAAAATTATCTTCCATACTTCCCACAACCTGAAGTACGTATGATGTTAATGGGATTTGCTGCGAGAGAAGCACTACATATTGCAGCATATAGTCATCTAATCGAGACATTGGGTTTACCTGAGACAACATATAATCAGTTTATGGAATACCAGGAGATGAAAGATAAACATGATTATGTTCTTGAGATTAGTTCTAAGAATGGCGACATAGCTTCAACTGCTACACACATCGCAGTGTTTAGTGCCTTTACGGAAGGTATGCAGTTGTTTAGTTCTTTTATTATGTTACTTAATTTTCCCCGCATGGGGAAAATGAAGGGCATGGGTCAGATTGTCACCTGGTCTATTGTTGACGAGACACAGCATGCGGAATCAATGATTAAGTTATTCCGCGCCTATGTAGAAGAAAACAAGGAGATCTGGAATGATGACCTCAAAGGGAAGATATACTCGATTGCGGAGAAGATGGTTAGTCTGGAAGATAAGTTTATTGAATTGTCTTTCCGTACTGGCGCGATCCAAGGCTTAACTGAAAATGATGTAAAAGAATATATTCGTTACATTGCTGATAGACGACTAATTAGTCTTGGTCTAAAAGGTATCTTCAAGCGTAAAAAGAATCCTCTTCCATGGGTTGAGGAAATGATTAATGCTCCGACACATACTAACTTCTTTGAGAACAGAGCTACTGATTATGCTAAAGGTGCCTTATCTGGCAATTGGCAAAATGTGTGGGGCAAAGCAGCGTGAAAGAAATACCTATATCATTTATACAGGCACGCAGAGAAATATGTTCGCACTGCGAGCATCAAAAAATTATAATAGGCGCAAGATTTTGTGATGTATGTGGTTGTGCAATTTGGGGCAAAACTTTAATAAAGTTTGAAAAATGTCCGGAAGGAAAATGGGATGTTGAAAAAAATTGATTATGCACATATGAAAGCAGCACAAGGATATGCAGAATTATCCAGTGCTCGCAGATTAAAAGTTGGTGCTATTGTTACTAAAGATGATAGAGTTATATCAATAGGATATAACGGTACTCCTGCAGGATGGGATAACAACTGCGAAGATGAAATACGTGAGACTTTTGAATATGCTATTGATAATGGTGGTGAAACATACGAAGGTGCAACTACATCATTGAAAACTAAGCCTGAAGTAATACACGCAGAATCAAATGCCATCGGTAAGTTAGCTCGCTCATCAGAATCTGGCGACGGTGCAACAATGTATATTACCCATGCACCTTGTTTTGATTGTGCAAAAATGATTCATGTCGCGGGTATAAATAAAGTATTCTACCATGTTCCGTATAGGAGCACCGATGGAATTGATTTTTTAAAGAAATGTAAAATTGAAGTGGAGCAAATATGAGTAAGATGAATGCCAAACGAATTGGTATCACCTGTTCTACATTTGATCTTTTCCATGCAGGCCATGTGGTTATGCTAGAAGAGGCAAAAAGACAGTGTGATTATTTAATAGCAGCTATACAATCGGATCCCACAATAGATAGAGAAACAAAAAACAAACCTGTTCAATCTATCATTGAAAGACAAATTCAAGTATCAGCATGTAAGCATGTGGATGAAATTATCGTTTATACTACAGAAAAAGAGTTAGAAGATATTTTAATGGCTTTGCCTATTGATGTTCGTATTCTTGGTGAAGAATACAGAGATACGGAATTTACAGGTAAAGAAATTTGTATGAAACGAGGAATTGAATTATACTTTAATAAACGAGATCACTTCTTTAGTTCATCGGATTTAAGAACTAGAGTATATGATGCAGAATCTAAGAAAAGGGGAATATCATGGCAAGGAAACAGCACCACGAGTGTGTCGAGTGCGACGCCGTCTTTAAGATAAATCACGATCTTGAAGAAAAGTATTATAAAGTAGAGTTTTGTCCATTCTGCGGTTCTGGTATGGATGAGGATCAGCATGATCAACAATACGAAGATCTCGACGTCGAAGAAGACGAGTAAAGACTGTCCCAAATGCGGGACAAGTCATAGCAAACCCGGAAAATTTTGCTCCCGGGTTTGCGCAAATTCCAGACAATGGACAGAGGAACAAAAACACGTATTCTCTGAAAAGCAAAAAGATTATATGGCTCGGGATGAATCTGAGTATCATAGATATAAAAAGTCAATACAAACAAATATGCTCATAAAAACTGGAGCTATGGGAAACGCCCTTGCCACGGAAAGAGCAGAAGATGTAATGACTAACCCTGATGATTATTTCTTAGTCCCACCTCGCGATGAGGGTGAGAAGTTTGTAGAGGATGGAGATATTTGGGAGATTGTCTAATATAAATACTAATTTAGAATTGGTGTTTATATGTGGCTTTATAAAGATTCTCCGTTATTAGAAGTTCCTGAAACTGCGTATGGTTATGTATATCTGATAACAAACAATATAACTGGTCGTAAGTATATAGGCAAAAAGCTTTTTTGGTTTCGTAAGACTAAACAAGTTAAGGGTAAAAAGAAAAGAATAAAAGTAGAATCAGACTGGCAAGTCTATTGGTCGTCATCTGATGAAGTTAAAGCTGATGTAGAAAAGCACGGCGTTGAAAATTTTATAGGAGAGATACTACACATATGTCCCAATAAAGGACTATGTAATTACTTAGAAGCAAGAGAACAAATGGATCGTAGAGTTTTAGAAACTGAAGATTACTATAATGGGCAAGTACAATGCCGTGTGCATAAAACTCATATAAAAAATCTTAAATGATATTTGCTATAATTTTATTATTAACAGCATTGGCAATATCGAGTATAGCTGGATATTTTTCAATCATAGGATTGTCTCATATATTCTCAGCTAATCCAATGCCTATTATT